AATCGTGTCCGCGGAAGACGGGCAGACCGCGGACACGATTGTGGCTGAAAACGTGCTCCAGATGTATATGAGCCTGTGGAGCAAGTCCGTCAGCGCTGCCGAATGGTACTACAACCAGAGCGCATTCCGCCAACTGGCCACTATGGCAATCATGCAGTCGGAGAATTCGGGGCAGCTCGTTTACATGCCTGCCGGCGGTCTGAGCGGTACGCCGTACGGGACGATTCTCGGCCGCCCCGCGTACCCGTCCGAATATTGCACAGCCCTTGGCGAGGTCGGCGACATTCTCCTGGCGGATTGGGGCCAGTACCTGCTCGGAGTCAAGGGCGGCGTGGATACCGAAATGTCCATCCACTTGTATTTTGACAAGGCGCAAAATGCGTACCGGAGCATGTTCCGGGTTGACGGTCGCCCCACGTGGGATGTCGCGCTCACGGACCGCCAGAGTGGCAGCCGTAGCCCGTTTGTCAAGTTGGCCGCGCGCTAATTTTAACCCGCAAAAGGAGGAAAATAAAAATGGCTCTTTCGTTGCTCGAACAGTTCCAGATTCATCCGATCTGGCCCGCGTACGTGGTTGACGACGCTGACGACGACACCGTTGCCACCGGCGATTACGTCAGCATGAAGGATTACGAAAATCTGTTGATTCTGATTGCGTTTGCGGACGGGACCGCCACGTCTGGCGATATCGACATTGAGGTCTACCAGGCTACCGATACGAGCAATAGCCTGTCGGACGCCAAGGCCCTGAATGTCCTCGAAACGGGTCGCATCTGGAGCAAGGTCCACGCGTCCGACCTGTCCGCGGTCGGGCAGTGGACCAAGGCCACACAGGCCACGGCCGACGAAATCTATGACGACGAGACGAGCGGCGAAGAGCTCGGCATGATCGCCCTGGAAATCAAGGCTTCGGACCTCGACGCCGACGGCGGATTCTGCGCCGTACGCGCCGACCTTGACACCGTCTCTTCGGCCAAGCTTGTCTGCGGCCTGTATATTCTGGGCAATCCCAAAGTTAGCACGTCGCCCGATCTCATGCCGTCCGCCCTCTAAGAAAGGAAAAGAAAAAATGAATATTCGTGCGCTTGTTTTTCTCTGTCTGTTTTTTTGCGGCGTCGTGAACGCGGACGCCTACATCAAGACGGCGGATCGATTGTCCGGAATCGATCTTGGGTACGATGCCGCGCGCGGTCGATACGCCACGGTGGCGTCCGTCAACCTGACCGGTTACAACGGCGACGCCGACGCAAGCGGCACTACTATCTTGGTTTGGTCTGGCGATGGCGCGTACACTCTCCAGACTACCGCCCGGACGCTAACCATGTACGGCACCGCGGGCACCGATGGACCCGGAAGCACCGGTATCATTACGCTCACGATTACCGGCGTCGATGATTCGTACGCGGAGATTTCCGAAGATGTCGGCATGACCGGTGCAACCGCAGTCGTAACGACGGCAGAATTTTTCCGGGTCAATTCCGTTGTGGCTAAGACAACCGGAACCGGTCTTGGAAGCGCGGGAACGATTACGATCCGGAGCAGCACCGACACGTACCGCCAAGCATATTTGGCGGCGGGCGATTGTGTCGCGTTGCAGTGCATGTATACCGTTCCCGCAGACAAAACGGCGTATATTCTCGGCGCCAGGACTACGCTTGCCAATGCGGCCGAACTGTCCGCTAATGCGCAAATTCTTATCCAATCGAAAACGGCAACGTCCGGGTGGGTTACTCTCGCTATTGTTCCGGCGTCCGGTACGTCCGCGTACACCAAATTTGAAGTTCCGCTCAAGGTCGCTGAGCAATGCACGATTCGCGCCGCCGTTAGCAACGGCAATGCGGGCGTATCAACCGGCGGCGGCGACAATCTCAAGGTTTCCGCGGACCTGGACCTCATCGTCGTGGACGATTAAGGAGTGACAAAATGAAAAGTTGGAAAACGACGGGGCTTGGGCTTGGTGCGATTCTTGCGGCGCTCGGTTCTGCGCTCGTGGCCTATCTTGACGACGACCCCGCCACGGTGCCGAATGTCGAGGTGCTGGTTACCACGATTACGGTCGGGCTTGGACTCATTTTCTCTCGAGACAATAACGTGACGAGCGAGGACGCCGGCGCGAAATGAATATCGCCGCAATTATCGGCGCGATAGTTAAGGCGATTCTTGAGGCGCTTCTAGGCAAGCCAGTGAAGCGCGAAACGGAGTATCGCGATGCGAAAGGAAATTCTGAAACTGACGGCGTGTTTCGCGATTCTGATTGGTAGCAGTTGCGGGTGTTTTATGCAGCCGGTCGAGAAAATCACTGAGCGCTATAATTTCGTCAATCTCGATGCTCCCGCCATGCGCCTGGCAAAACCGGTGAATGCGGAATTGCTTGAAAAGCGCGGCGATGAGTGGGTTAGTATCGGGACCGGAACGATTCCCGCGGGAGCGTACATCAAGGGGCGCGCCCCGGGTGATGGCGAGACGAAATAGCTTCATTGGCGGAGCCCCCGGCCGCGTCAACGGGCCGGGGGCAATCGGAGTATTTCAGATGGCAATATACGTCGTATCGGAGCCGGCAGTCGAGCCGCTCAGCACATCCGAGGCGAAAACACATTTGCGCGTCGATACGACGGACGATGACACCTATATCGGATCGTTAATTACGTTGGCGAGGGTTGCCGTCGAGCGGAGAATATCGCGGAGCCTGATTACGCAAACTCGCGCCTTGACGCTCTCGCATTGGCCGGAATGCCCTTGGTATATTCGCCTTCCCATGGGTCCGGTACAATCAATAACGCATATCAAATATTACGACGACGACGATGTGTTGCAGACTCTTTCCGCAAGCGCTTATCAAACCGATTTCGTTTCGGAAATGCCGCGGGTTGCCCTTGCCCCGGGGCAGTCATGGCCGGAAATAGATATCGAAAAACTAAATCCGATCACTATCACATATGTTGCCGGCTATGGTGTGGCGGGCGCAAACGTGCCGCAAATTTTGCGTCATGCCATGCTATTGCTAATAGGGCATCTGTACGAGACGCGGGAGGCGGTATCTTTGGACAATATGCCGCGTATCGTCCCGCTCGCGTTTGAAAACTTGCTTTCGCAATACGATATTTCGTGGGCGGAATACTAATGAATGCCGGATCGCTACGGAAGCGCCTGATTATTCAGGCGTCCACAGACACCCAAAGCGCTTCTGGAGCCTATACGAAAACATGGGCCACGCTGGCCACGGTTTGGGCGAACGTAGTTCAAACATCCGGCATGACCGAAGATTCCGGCGGCTCCGTTCATGCGGACAAAACGTATACGGTGACGATCCGGTACTATTCCGGAGTAACGCCGAAAAATCGCCTGCTGTGGGGGTCAAGGATTCTTAATATCGATAGCGTCATTAATCTGGAAGAAAAAAACCACTGGATGGTCATGGTGTGCCGGGAGGCGATTTGATGGACCTAGCGATTCGGCTCCATCTCGATGACGCAAAATTCCGAAATCTCTCAAAAAATCTGAGCACGCTTCCGGCGACTGTCCAGGGCCGCCTGTTAATGCGCGCCGCAAAATCGGCGATGAAGCCCGTGATGGCCGACGCGCGAAGCAACGCCCCGGTTGAAACGGGCGTGCTAAAAAATAATTTAATCACGAAGGATAAAAAATACAGCACCGGCGTTTTGGTTATTGCCGGTGCGGCTAACAAAAAAGACGCGTCTACCGGAAGGAATCCGGCGAATTATCTCCACCTGGTTCATGACGGTGTTGCGCCGCATACGATTACCGGCCCATGCAAGATAGGGAATGGTTGGGCGCAGAATATCAAACACCCAGGAAATAAGGCGAATCCATTCCTGAAAAACGCCCTAGAGAAAAACGCGCCAATGGCTGTATTGCGATTCGGGAGAACGCTGACGTCGGCCATTAAGCGGGAAATGAAAAAAATATGAAAATGGATAGATTCTTATTTTCCGTAATACTTCTGATCGTATCCGCGGATGTTTTCGCGTCGGATGCACAGGCGAAAAATGCGGCCGTATTGACGGATATCGCGCGCCTTGTCAGGGACAACGGAATGGTCGCAAACGATCCGATTGCCGAGATACTGGTTGAGGCGGCGCGTGAAAATGAGAAATGTTTTGCCGTCCCGACCGCCCGAATTGATCCGATGGAAATCACGCAAGCATTGAAAAATATCGAACGGTCCGCGCGAGATAGAGGACGCGGAACGTTCGCTCAAGTGGTTTATAGCCCCGGATCTATTGTTCTCATAATCGCGCTATGCATAGCCATTTTGTATTTATCCAACCGGAAAAAATAGCATGCCGACGAACTCAATCTTGATGCAGCCGATCATGCAGGCCGGGTTTCTTGGACTATCTGCCGTCTTGCTCGTTATTATCGTGTGGCTCATTACGCGGCTCATGAAGTTGCTTGAGGATACCGGGAAAATCATTTCGGAAAATACACACGTTATTGCCGGGTTAAATGATCGGTATGCGGAATTGACGGATCTTTGCGGCGACATCCGCGACAAATTGCTTTCGAGACCGTGTATTGCAGAGCGGGAAAAATGACAGTCTGCCCGATATGCAAACAAAAAAAACACCTCCACGTTTACCTAGTGGACGGAAAAGCAATCCGGGTATGCGACAGGTGCGGGAAGAGACTAGAAGCTAAAAAATGACGACGCTTACATTTACCGACACCGGACATTTCACCGCCGTCTCGCACGCGAGCGTGGAGAGCGGCAGCGTGCTCGCCGGCAAGTATAATTTTGCCTCCGACGACACGGGTACTGGACTCGCGAATTTTACGGCCGTAAACTCCGGCGCGGCGGACTCCATGTCCGTTTCCGGCGGCCAACTGATCATCAACGCGAATGCGACGAGCACGACTTTTTACCAGACGAATTACACCGGGCCGATTCAGCGCTGCGGTACGGTGAGCGGCAATTTCACGCTGATCCTGGACGTGTCGTCCATCGTGGACGGCCGAAATTACCAGGGCGCGTTTTTGGGTTTTCGCGTGGACGATTCGAACTGGATCGGGGTCGCGTGGTATTACCATTCGTCGGTCAGTGGCTTTCGCGGACTGATTCGCAATACCGTTGCCGGCGCCAGCTACAACACGGAAACCGCCAAGGTCGACGACTACACGGACATTTGGCTGCGCATGGTCCGCTCCGGCAATACGTACACCGCGTCCTATTCGGTGGATGCCGGCAGCAATTGGGTAAGCATCGGCAACTACGCATTCGGCGCGGCCGACACGTCCGTCTCGGTGGACATCGGCGTGCAGACC